TACAATTCATGGACAGTATCAAGTGAAAGATTACAACTTTTGAACTAAAAAACTCAGGGGGTCAGACCCCCTTGAAAACTATTCAAAATAAATCTGACACCTGAGTGACTGAACTTTAGAAACTACTAATAAACGAATTTAATAGTAGAAGAAATGCGACTGCAACGTCATTACTTTTTGTGGACTCCATCTCTCAGCGCGACTAATGCGCGACGACGAGAGAGATTCTGCGCGACTCATGCGCGACTGTAGAATCAGAGAAGTCTCTTTTGTTGGTGTATTAAACGCCCATCCAACTGGCTTAAAGATTTACAACGCTGGTGGCGTAGCAAGGGCGTAGTCCATAGTAGGAATACAGAGGAAAAACAGACAAGTAAAGTCTGGACCCGCCGATGCTTCTGAAATAACTGTCATGGCCTGTTGACCATTATCAGTTCCCACAGATTTGTTCTTAAGTGTGATTGCTACACGTGCTCCTTGACAATCCGTTCCATCAGCGGTACTACCAAACACATAGTTAACAGGGTTAACTAGTGAGAAATTGTGCTCGTTGAGATCAGGAATGTTGAAACTCACAGTTGAGTTAGTGCGATTGGATGTTGTTGCCATACCAGACACACCAGCTTCGATTACACTTTCCACTCCGTGGAAACGTGCAGCGCTGCTAATGGTCGCTGCGTAAGGCAAAGCAATACCAATTGACCCAAATGCAGCTGCTGCGCTTTGATTTAGTGGATTGGTAATTCGTGCAACACGAATATCATCCACAAAACCATAGGCATCAGAACTGGGAGTAACATGGTAGTTAACACCACCACGATACCCCAAGAAGGGTGAAGCAATATACGGAATATGATTCATATCATTGAATGCATACGTATTATTACCGGCTGCCGCTACAATATTTAAAGCTGAAGTAGCTGTAAATGCGTTTTGGTAACCGGGAGTATAGGGCATACGCTGATAATTCTTAAACCAGAATTGCGCAAACCCAGTGGCACCCGTAATATTTGGAATAATATCAGATACCACAGCCCTGTGCAGAACAGACCGAAGAGAAGCTATGCTCTCACCAAAATTTAAACCATATCGCTCGGGAAACACCACTGCTGGTGGTCCCAAGGAAATGGTTTTGGTGACAACATCTACTTTATCATCGGCCTGCAAAGCGAAGAAACTTGGAGTTGGATAAGTGGAGTTAGTCAAACCCTTGATTTTATCAACTGGGTTAGCAAACTCGAAGTTATCTGCAGCTCGGACGAAAAAGAGAAGATTAATTGATCCAGACGCTGGAGCAGTTAGAGCCGTCAAGACTCTAACACCAATCATTCCGTTATCGAACCCCTGAGTAGGGGCCATAGCGGGAAGACCAGGTGCCCAATTATCTGGATTAATAGCTCTCATTTTGAGCCATCCAAGTGCTTGGTGGTACGGGATACGAATCTCGATGTCGTCGCCCTCTCCAATATCAACAATTTGCGTATAAACAGCATTTTCCGGAGGATCGGTAGTAGCAATATCGGTTACTGGGTCGTATGAAATCTTCAGACGACCCTTGTGAAACTTGGTACATACCACTTTCATCCGGATGATGATGTCTCCACGCCAATTAGCGAATAATGTTGAGAGCCACGACAATGGAGTATGGTAAACCCGTTGACCAACCACAGCCGCTACAGAATTGAGAACATCATTTTGTGTACAAAGCACGGGAGTAACCCGAGCATTGAACAACAATGTACCTCCTGCATCTGCAGTCGACCATGAGGTCGCACCAAAATAACTCTCACGTGTCTTCAAATGAGCCAAAGCAAGTTCATCCATAGTTCCAATTCCGTGAGGACTTGGATCAATGGAAAGTTCTTGCTTAGGATCAAGTGACAATTTCTGGATCGGTGTTCCGATTTGTGAAGATGCCAGCATAGGAGCGTTCATGGGTTGAAACCCATGAACATCTGCTATAACTGGCACATTCGTAAAACCGAACAACGATGCCATTTGGGAAACTGCTGAAGCTCCTATTTCAGTAGCTCTTGCAAAGCGCCCAATAATTGGGACCTTAGTAAGGGTACTGGCCATAGTAGCCAAAGCACTGGCGGGTCGAGAGATAGGACCCACACCGTACTCATCTGCCTGAAGTGACAACTTAGTGGTAGAACCCATTAAGTGCACATCAGACATCCAAGCATAAGTGCGAATCGTAACGCTCGTGGAACCTCCTGCAACAGCAGAACCAAGGGGAGCATAGATAGTATATCTAAGCGTCCCGAAATTCTGTACATTACCGGCGGTGGTGATGTCCAACCAATTTCTATGAAAGAAAAATGGTAGTACCATCTCACCACCCGAATTCGCTTGAGGATAAATATAGAATCCTGGTTGCTGCGAATACGGTACCAATGTTGGTACAGGAGTTGTTGTGGCCCTAACCTTTGAGGGGATAAGGCCTTCAAGTGGAGAATAATGCACCCGCATTTGTCCATACTGAAAGGGAGTTCCATTAAGGAGCACCTTTACATGTAAGTTCGCACGCAGGAAACAATAATTGTCCAGCTTTTTCTTGATCAGGGTATTGTTCAAAAACAAATACCATGGCAAAATTGTGGTTTTAACACCAACAATATCAGCCGCTAACCAAGTGGTTGTATCAACTAGAGTTGGGCGACCCAGGTATTGACCAAGAGACAGATCCTCAGTGCCATCAACAAGAGCGACATTGTTTTGCGTAGATAAATCTTGCACAACAACGCCGACCTCATTGTCGACAAAAGTAACTGTTTGCTCAGTTTCAATGCCCGCACCACCCGCCGAAAGATCCGGTGTCCCAGAGGACTCAGATTCTTCAGCTTGTAGTTGGAAATTGTGATAATTCGGAAACTGCTCCACACGCATATCACGTTGCATGGGAGAAGCGCTAGTACTTCTGGTGACTAGCTCAACAACTTTAGTAGTATTATTATTAGATTTGTTGAATGGCTAAGTTACTCGCTAACCGACCAGCCGTAGCCGGATAGCAGGCCAAAAGGCCTTCCTAGTATTGACTAGACTGCACGAACCTGTCGTGCAGCTGCTCCCAGGTAGGAAGCGTGCCTTTACCCACATAGTGGTTATAAGGCTCTTCAGAAAGTACTTGCTTAAAGAAGTTGTGATGTTTCTCAAAAATGGTTCGGCCATAGAAGAAATACTCACTGTTTGCGGAGGAAATCACAGCAACCATTTGGGCATACTCATCAAGAGTTCCCGAAGGGCACCACACAGTCAAAGACTTGTGAATCGATTCCTCCTCCAAGGGGCACAGATAATCCTGCACATCTTCGTCAAATCGCCATTTCCTCTTCAGGAATTGGCAATCAGCAACATTGATGAACGGGACACTTTCTGCCTCCTTATCAGCCATGGTGTATTCCACTCCAATATTCGCAAGTTCATGCTGAATAGCGGTATGGTTAAACCAATCACATGAGCGACTAACTCCCATAATGTTATCATCACCGTAAGTAAAGAGGCGCACGTTCGATTTGAAAGAGCGCGACTCATGCTTGGGGTTCAACAGTACATAGCAATACCGAATGTATAGACTATTCACTAATGAGTTGATAATAACGGTCAGTGGGTGACCAGAAGGGTTCGTTCCGAAGAATTCAACCAGATCACCATTCATGTTGGTCAGTGGAAAAGCGGTATCTTCGCCAATACACAAGATCTCACGAATTTCTGCCTGCTCAAAACCTGCCGCCTCATAAGTTGAAGCGATAATGTTAAAAGCAGCGAGCACAAAATCAGCGATCATGCGTTTGTCAAACTTACCGTAGTCTCCAGCAACAATGCGATCAGTTCCAAAAGTGGTCAAATATTCGTATATTTGTCCCCATTCGTTACTTTGGCACACTGTTCCTGGTCCGGCTTCAAACACCATCTTATTCTCTTGTAAAAGCTTTACAAAAGGTAAAAGACGTGATCGAACCACAATGGACCAATCCACCGGAGCTCCGGTGAACACACGTGTCTTCTTCGCTTCAATCTTGGCGTAAGTTACTGGTTCATCCTTAAGATGTCCAGTAAACACAGGGTAAGCACGCTTGCCCTGAGCATACAACGTCTCGATCGCGCGAACTCGCTCCCAAACAGCATCATCAAAGTCAACTCCATGGGAGTAGTCTTCGGTAATATCGCTGTGAAGGAAACGCTTCTTGGTGCAATTCCAAGGAAATCCCATTGAAGTGTTCGTGTTCAGTCGGTCAATAAAGCGCACACCAGGTACGCCGTTGACAGCAGCTCGGTCGCTGAGGAAAACAAGTTGTTTTTCCCAGCCTGTTGGGAGTCCAGCTAAGATATCAGCAGTGAAAGTTTGGACCGCGTGTGCCAACACATCTTTACGATATGTGACATCCGGTTTAACCATCTCTACGATATTCTTGCGCCAAGGTTCCCAACCTTCCATGCACGGCTTACCGTGCTTCACCTCCGTACCAAAATGATCTAACATTTTTGACTGGAGGGGGGTCGCACACACACCACTCTTAGGCTTGGGCCGAAACCCAGCAAAAGAGCCGTATATGTTTGCTGTCCCATCTTCGAGGTATCGAAAGAGGGATTTGTGGTGAGGTACCGTCAGAGGGATAGATGTTCCATCTAACACTAACTGAGGTTCTCCACCACCTTGGACTTGAGAAGACTTGCCGAATCGTTCAGCATGTTCAGCGAACATAGCTTCGATCAACTCAGCATCGATGCACACTGCACCGCAAGCATCCTCATGCCCGATCACATGGAGACCAAAAATGACTGGTCCACGTGGTGTCATGGCAATGTAGATTGCTCCACAATCGCCAACCACAGTGTTACGTGATACCTTCCCGAGGGAAATTGGTAACTCGCAATCCAAACCTTCAATTGGGAAACGAGGTGTGTGTGTTAGATTGAAAATTTCTTGACATTCTAATTCACCACTCTCTTGTCTCCGCAAAGCGATGGCCTTTGTAAATGACACACCACCAGAGAAATCCCAAAACTTTGTGATATCTTTGTGTGGTGGCATAGCTTGTACATCAAACATAACAATATCACTCTCCGGGCGACGAATTAAATCGTTTTCCCGAACAGTAATTGTAATGTTAGAGTTCAAACCTTGCGCAATACTCTGCTTAATAATTGTGACACGATAAATACCGGAATCACCCTTAAAAGCATGGTTATTGGTCATGCACATGTGGCCTTTCAGGAAGATACCTGCATTAGAACACGTGCGCACCTCACCATCAACTTGACGTTGAATGAGAAGACGCACACAATTGTTACTAAAGAGGTCACGAACCTCATCAGGTTTCGACGTTTTCAAACTCTGCGAAGGCAGAGGAATGTCAAACTTGGTGAGTTCTAAAGTTGGATTGTACCAAACATTGGTTCGTTCTTCCTTTTTGAGATCAACTTCAGTAGTACTGAACTTGTTCCCCTGGGTCTCCATTGGGATTGCCTCCTTCTTATTCTTTGGTCGCATGCTCATATACAGAGTAATAGCGGCACCCAAAAGGGAAAGCATTCCCAAGGCCAATTTCCACTTGCGTGGGCCTGTGAGTAGACCATTAACTCGTCCAGCCAAAGCTACCTGCAAGGGTACGCTTAGGGTGGGTAGGAGATAACGGAAAATGAGACCTCGCATAGCACTGTACTGAGCAGCGTAACCAATAAGAGACATGATATATCTCATCTGGATACACCAGCAGTAAAAACGCCAAAGCGCACAATACCACCAGTACAGACCTCCTGCGAAACAATTTGCAAGTCTGCTACGCGAATTTTCCGGGCAAGAAAAAATCCACTCGGGGATAGTTTCATCAGCCTGTACTTGACCGCACACAGTATGGCCAGGGCGGTGACAAACCACGCAGACATCAACGTCTCGCATGAATTCATCACAGCCCATAGCCATATCCTGAGTACCCTCATGTTTCAAAGCCATCTTGCCAAAATCGACAAGAAAGTCATTCACATCAGTGTACTTGCAAACTTCCTCCAACTGCGCGAGATCGCGCTCACCATCAAAATAAGGTGTAACCTTACAGACGGTAATGTCCCAGTAATTAGGATACCCACTCTGCTCTTTAGGGAGCTTAGACGGGTCTAAAAATTTCTGGTTCATAGCGAGGAATTCTTTCTTTGGTTTAATTTCCACCACGAAAGGCAAACGTCTCTGAACAGCTAATGGGCACCAAAAGTACTCATGAGCGTTCAAATTCGCAGCATTCGAAGTGGCAACAACCAACTTGGCAAGAACAGGAGTCTTACCTTTGTCGGCCAAATCTGCCTGGGTAGGCACATATGGCACATTGTTAACCACATTCAACAATTCCTTCAGTGTGGGATCAACCTCAGTGGATTTCTTCGGGAGAAGAAAACCAACTTCATCGAGTTGAATACACCACATGCTGGAGTCAAAGTTGCTCCAATACTCATCCGCAGGATTGCGGGTGTATCGGAAATGATCATCCTTCTTGAGTCCCATAAGTGAACCGTAATAATAGTATAACATCTTTGTAAAAGATGATTTACCAACACTCGATCCACCATGGACAAGCACACCGAAAGGAGCTTTACGCTCCTTTTGAGCAGCACGCTTGGTAACCTCAGTGTTCTTCATCAGCATAAGCATATTGTACTTACGCTGAATAGCAACAACTTCGGTTCCACTCGATTTCTTGGAAAATTTACAGTACGCCTCACCCTTCGCAGTAGCTTCATTGAGATCAGCTACAAACGAAAAGTAAGTCGTACCATGGGCTTCCAAGTTGCCCGTGAAGGGACCAAGGGCAAGGAGGCGGTCAGCTTCCTTAAGCCACTTGCCATAGTCCCCTTCGGAGTGGAGAAATACACTGACGTCGCCAGTCAATTTCCACTCATGGATTCTTTCGCAAATAAAAAGGGTAGTGTCCAAAACACTAACCCACAAATTCTTGCGCGATGAAAACTGTGAGCATAGAGCGCGTTGCTCCATGCGAGAATAGTCTTCATCATTGAGTTCTAAACCAAACCGTGTGAGGAAACCCTGTACCAAAAGGTAAGAGTAAAGTCCAGTCACCTTCTTGTAGAAGGGGTTTTCGCCGATTTCCTCGGCTAGGTTCATCATTCCGCGAAGTCGGGACAGAAGGGTCCCAGTCTCGCCAGCTTGTACTTGGCTAAACATGGCCTTAACCTTCCCAGTGACAAATCGTGTATACGATTTGTTTGTGAAAAGTTTGTAAGCCGTGCATGCCACTGTGACATAGTCATCAGTGTTAGTACACTTTCTGGACAACTTGAAAGTAATCCAGAGATTTTCGTAGATCGATAAAAGATCCACGTCTTTGCAGTAATGCGAAATGTGCTGTTCAAGGAACTTGCACATCTTCGCAAATTCTGCGTCAGCCGCATCTGCCGCATCAGTCTCAGAGGACTGAAGGACAAAGCGTTCAGTGTTGTTCAGCATGGCTCTTTCGAGCACAACTGAGTAAGAAACTAGTCCAGTTTGGACATAGTTCTCGATCGTGTTTGAACCCCCCATCATCGAGTAGAATTGGAGGGTAATTGGGTTGTAGGCTTCAAAAGCCCACGAGTAGTCACAAAGTGACTTGGTTGCGTTCAACAACTTTCCACGGGAGTAAAGACTCATTCCGTGAGTTGAGAGAAAGTGCAGACCACGAGTGGTCATTACGTGCTTACGCACTGCACTGAAAAGTTCCAACATCGTAGTTACGACGTGGTTTTCGGCCATAAATGTGATGAGCGTCGTACGCTCAAACACATCACAGCAAATCTTGGTTGGGGTTTTCTTGAAAAAGTTCTTGATTGTCAACATATTTGGGGTGACAGACATTCTCGAGACTGTAAAAGTGCCTTAATGTGCTATAGGGCAACATCGTTTTGTCAAAGAGGAGGCAACTAGCCATATTACGTCGCATCTGCGACGACCTCTAAAGTTCAAAGTTCTCAAAAGTTCAGTGATTTGTTCGATCGTTGAATAGATCATGGAGATCCCAGTTCGTTGGGTCATCTCTATCTACAATGATTATACACCGTTCTTTCTACTACTTATGGTAGAACAACGATTCTTCTCGAAGTGTGCTAAAGTGCACACAACTATACGTTTTATTCGAGGACATGTTCAGGACGGTAGAACACATCTTTATACTGGAAAAGTATTTATAAAATCCAGTTCGTACTTCAAAGAGTACAGCTTATCCATAGGCTTGCGCCATGATAGGAGCTCACTGTAAACGGGTTAAAAACCCAGAAGTGATTTCTACGCCACTTTGGCGTAAAGGGGGGGGGGGGGTCGCTATAAGGCTAGCGTGGCCTGATCTGGTCGTTTGCTTGTCAACATCAGCCGAAGCTTGAGTCCGGAGCATCCTCCGTGAATTGGTCCTTGGGATCTTCAACGCACGACAATTCTTCCGTGCACCTCAAGCACTAATCGGATCCACATCCACTGCGCTCAGGTCTTCCTGGTACCACAAGGGCCCTCTAGTTTGAGAAACAGCAATTAAGGCTCGCTCACTAGGGCTTTTGTTCAGAGTGCAGCAACACTCCTAACGGGGGACTTTTTAGGGTCCCCCGTCTTTCATAAAACATAAATATACTTGCGATCAAACAAAT